ATTTTAAAAGTGAAGCCACTTCTCATGTGGTTGTTGGTGGAAAGAAGGTTTATTTGAATGCCCTCACCTACAATATTTGTGGTCCTTTTATGATAATTCCTGTTGCTCAAATAGCTTCAGATGTTGATACGTTGAATGCAACTGCTACTGAATGGGCGGGTGGTGCCGTGACAATAGTCCGCCACTTTGATACCAAAAACACTGTTGGTCAGTGTGTAGCTGGTCGCCGAGGTGACCAAGTTGATTACGTTTGTGAGACTGTTCCAGGAAATTGTGGAAGTCCTGTTTTAACTTCAAGTGGACAGGATAGTGGATCGTGTATTGCTATACACGCTTATGGATCCATTCAAGGGAACAGGGTTGTTAACGTTGGGCATATGTTTTCGTTATCAACCATAAATCGAATTAGAGCCCTCCTTGCTTATGGTGGCAGGGACGTTAGGGTTACTTTAAACTAGAACCTCCCAGCAAAGCCCAGGCTGGTGAGGTTTGTAAAACTGGTGATACCGTGCTTTTGTACGATGTCGCTTCCTCTGATAAAAGAGTTCAATTAGAAGCGCTGGTTGTTCACGACCCTGAAAGTGGTCGAAACCTTTTGCTTTATGATGTTAAGAAATCAATAAAATCGCAAACTTGTCGTAAGGAATATAAATTTTTTACTCCATTCTGTTCTACAAGTTATGAGATTCCACTCGGTTCCACATTTATGCACCAACCTCTTTCTGATTTTTGGAAAGACTATGGTGATTTATCTTTTGTTCGTTCCCTAGATTTTGGGGGTGTACTTGCGAATGATGATAATGTGTGGAAATCAGTGTATAAAATGGATGCAAAACATGGTTTAACTTCCGGTTTTGATCCAAAGATTTTTGACGATGCAATTGAAATGTCTTGGTCTAAATTGGGTTGGTGTTTAACAACTCCAATCAATTATGCTCCTTCTTTTGTTTTGAATAGGTCCGCAACCTTTCATTTCACTGCTGCAGGATATAAGACTAAGGGCGATGTTTTGATGGATCCCGACTTTTATGAGTTGGTTTGGCATCCTTTTGACATGCTTTGTTGGTGGCGTGTTTCTCCGAAACACGAGTATCTAGCTATTGAAGATATCATTAATGAAAACAAGATAAGAACTTTTATAATACCCCCAATGCATTTGCTATTTTGGCAAAAAGTTTTTGGGTGTGCTGATGAGAATATAAA